CAACTCTAATCACGGGGCCGGCCATGGTGTCCAATTGCCTGAGCAAATTGTCATTGATTTCAGACCCATGTCCTGCCTTAGCGGACAAGAGGTTTGCTGCCATCTCAAGGATCTTTTCATCAATCCCGGACTCAGGCTGAGGGTAAGAACTGCTGATGCCTGTCCCAGTGGGGTGTAAAACTTGAGGCGGGCCAAAAGCAGGGTCGCCTGTTTCACGTGCAGCCTGTGCGCCCAGAAGAACTGGACGCATGTTGGCCAGGAAAACCTCTAAATCATTAAGGACACTATCAATTTCCCCACTCTCATCAGGGGGCTCAACGCCAAAGGCACGAATGACATTCTCTTGACCAAGCACGCTGGCCAAGGCCACTGGCATGCCTGAAAGCAATAGTTCACGTATACTTTCAGGTGATGATGCGGACTTGACTCCTGAGCCCTCAAAGGGGCCACCATAATTGACAAGACGAAAAGTTCCATTTGATGTTCTACCAGTTCTGCCTTTCCGTTGGGCCCGGGTGTGCCGGTCTAAGGCAATCAACTTATTGCCACCCAAAGTGGTGAAGTTTGGTGTCACAACAATGGTGACGTCGGGAATGGTGAGCCCCACATCTGCCACAGGCGTGGCAAAAATGGCCCTTGATTCCCAACGAGCATTTAATTTCGAATGGGAATGCAAGGCAAAACTGCTGTGCTTACAATTTTCAGCCAAAAACTCTGCCATTTTCACTGTTGGCACGAAAAACAAACCCTTCTGAGATGGGGTGAGCGTGTTGGCAACATTCAGGCAGTAATCCTGATAGTGAGCAAGCACAGTCGAAGTACCTTGCACATTGAAGTTGACAATTTGTTCACCTACTGTCCAAAGATTGGCAATAGGTATGTCTAACACCAACTGGCACTGAGTCCTCAAATGTTCGGGGAGTGTGGCAGAAACCCACAATGATGGAAGCTTGGCCTTACGAATGATGATCCGGAGGGCATCATAGAAGGCTTCGCTTAAATGGGCTTCGTCAAGAACAATCAAGTTCTCAGGATTCAAGAGTTCAAGATGGCCCATAAGCGCTTGTGGAGTCACATACAAAACCCGTTTGGATGTGTCCAGCTTGAGGCCAGAGGTAGCACCAGACACGTCCAGCCCATAATTGTCAGACATAAACTGCACAAGCCCGTGAACCAGGATGCTACGAGGTTCAACAACCACTATCTTGCGGAACCTATGCCCTGCAACCATTGCAAGGTGCTGAACAAACCCTGTTGATTTTCCGGTCCCTGTCGGTGCTTGAACACCGATGGGCCCACCTGATCTATTGAACGTTCGAAGGGTGGGTGTGGTTTCCCGGAAGTTTGGGGGAACACCTTGCCAGATGAGCACAGTCAAGAAATGTACAACAGAATCTATAATAAGTTGCACATCAGGCAAAGTAACCTTACCCAGAGGCGACATCCAGTCTGGAATGCTCAGCAAGCTCAATAAGGCGCAAACAATTAACAAGTCAAGCGCAAGTTCATTTTGGCGAGATTCCAACATGACTTTGCCATTGATCAGAAATTGCAAGTTAGAAAACTTGGCAACAATCATGTTTGTCCAAGCACCGAATCGTTGCTTGGGCCTCTTTGAGCAATACCAACAAAAGAGCCAATGCCGTAAAAGCAAGGTGCTTTCATTGGTACCGCTAAGCCCCGGGACAAAGAGGGAGGTTTCAAGAAACCTGTAAGGGGTCCTTGAACACACATTTTCCAGCATGCCTGCATTCAAGATGGGGTTATTGAGGCAGAGAAGATCAGGCACCCAGGCCAACCGTGACCTGAGAAACGTCTGCAAGGCCCGCATGTACCCATAATTGAAAAGGAGGGGAGACAGCAAGTCAGGGACCATAGACAAGGCTCCGACGAACGCGTCAAGAGCACTCACCTCTCCATATTCTACCACCTGCCCAACATTTTCAAACTCTGCTTGGTCCTCCAGAGCCAGCTTATCGGTTTGGCTAGGCGAAGGAGATGGATTGTACCAGTTGCGCATCACAGTCTGGTAAGATGGAATACGCCACTTATTATGACGAATGTGAGTCATGATGGCTGGTGACTTTACTAAAACCTTGCAAATGCCATCATACAAATCCGGATGGTGAGCAGTCAATGTAAGGTAACTCAGCAGGCGCTTAGCCTTGTATGTGGCTGAGACATTCTTAACCGGTGCAGTCAACTTGCCAACCAATTTCTTTTTATCATGCCACACCACGAAAGGAACGTCAAGCCCGAATTTCTTGAGTTCGGCCCTTTCAGCAGGTGTTGCACGTCTTCCCCACTTGGAAAGGAAAGACACCTCATTGAGTGACTGTTTCACTTCCAAGTTATTAGTAAGACCCCACTTGGCCATGGTGGACCGAATGTTTTTCGGTGTCCACACGGCTGGCTTGGCAGCCAAGATGGACAGCACATGGTCATCTCCAAAACATGAGAGTTCATTGTAGTACATGAACTCCCGAGATGACAAGCCAGTTAGGTCCTTCCAAGCCATTAAATAAAGCACCACCAATCCCACGGAATTATCCATACTAGTAGAGGAGTGGCCGGTTGTCAAACCAGTCCCCTTCTTATACACATTTCCAGTGGAAGTGGTGTTTAATAACTGGTGCACAACTTGCTCGTAGTTGATGTCAATCAAGTCAGCAATCCGGTCCCTATCCTTGTGGTGCTCAAAACCGTGCTTCCGAATGGCCTTGATGACATCAACCACTTTGCCACTAATGGTGCTATCAAAAGCAGTGAAGTCACCCTCCACGTGAATCTGGCAGCGAGAATGGCGCTGCCAAATGGTCGACATCCAGTAACCATTAAGAGGCATGCCAATCTTAATGGGTGTTGAAACCCATGAGAACCTGTGGTTGGGGCCATAATTCCAAATGGTAGACAAAATGTACTGGGTGATGGGTGAACCAATAATTGAGCGCACCATGTTGTTGGCCCACTTCTTTTCAGGCAATGCCTCACCTTTCACCGACACGGCGGAGACTGGCAGGATCTGAGTCGCAGCCCAAAAGGTCCGCGCCCAAAGTGCCTTGAAAGGGCCGTAACCTCCCAAGTCGTGGATAAATTTGGAACGCTTGTACTTACTGCGCAGCCTGAAAGGATCCCTCATGAAGGCACCGAGCGCATACTTCTTCTCCCACATCCGAATGATGTAGTTAAAAGACGTCAACCGGGAGTGCCTAAAGATATCCCCTAAGACAAACCAAACATCATCCAGGTCCAGATCAGGGTAATCATATTTTGGGGAGCGGAAATACCGTGAGGTAGCTTCCAATTCATTCTCAACAGAAGCATATTCTTCAGTCCTCCTATACCGGATGCCAGCAATACGCAGAGACTCAAGGTCTTCATCAATTTGCATCTTGAGGTTATGGATTCCTTGCTTAAAGTCCGATCCGCAAAGCACCCACTCCTTAAACGACTGGGCAGAGGGCAAATCCGGGTCTGTGACCTCCACATTTATTGGCCAGCCAAGATCCTTCATGAGCGACAAAGAGGCTTCCAAAGTCTCACGGTCAGGCCTAAGGGGCCCTTTTGTTCTCACGTAGGAAGGCAGTGCCAAGTCAGATATCACAATGGAAGCTGTCATCACCATTGATTTAAAGTGCTGAGTGAGTTTGGAAGAACCTCTGGCGATGGCCAAAGAGTGGTGCTTCTCAAACTCGCTATTAACAGACTCGGCCCATGCAATGAACTTCACAAGAATGGCGACATAAAATGTCTGCAGCCATTCCCAAGCTTCTTTTCTGTGACGAGTGATGGCCACAATCTCTCGCAAAACCAAATAGCAGGCCTTGGCTAACAAGGGGACCATCACGTCCGGCGGGAGGTGGTAGAGGAAAATGAGGACCGTCATGAGGCGCCACCAAAACTTCGTGTACCACCAAACCCCCAGCTTCTTTGCCTGCTTGGCAATGCGCCAGATGGCAAAACAGGAGAAGACAGCAGATGGCCAGTCTGTCATGCCAGCATGCAGCCAGACCACAAGCCTCGACCACAAAATGGAGCCAAATTGAGCAGCACCTCGCCCAACCATGTCCTGCAACTCCACAGGAAGCTTCAAAGTATGAGCCCATGCTTGAAGCCAGACTCCTGATTCATCATGACCTGCCCAGATGATTTCCCTCATCACAAGCTTAAGTGGGTGGGATGAAAGAGTGCTAATATCCGAAGAGACCCACAGGGCGGCCTCTTCACCCACGGAATTGATAATTGCCACTTCACGGGCAAGGCTGTCCCGAAATATGGAAACAAAGACATAACCAGATAAGGGGCCCAAAATCATAATGAGACCACAGCCAACTGGGCCACAGAACCCAACAAAGAAGGCTGGCAAGGCCAGCAGTATTCCAAGGCCCCCCCACATAAACAAGAGGGACGCAAAACTAACGAACAGAACGAGGATGACAAGCAGCATCCTCCAAATGAATACATTATACCACATGGCGACCCCTATTTGGGTTTCGATACCTCATCAGGCCATGAAAACTGCTTAGGCTAGACTTCAACACAGAGAAGCTAGTCTTT